ATACTTGAACGTCCGATGAACCGTATAAATAATGCCGTGATTGTTCTCACAAAAATAGGTATTGGCCAAATCCATTGTTTCTGACTAACGATAGTACGCCCGGTGAGAAGCGCACTGAGAAGATGTTTGATGCTACTGCTGCGTTGGCCCTGACTCGATTCAGTGCTGCTATGGAATCCATGCTGACCCCTCGTACCGCGAAATGGCACAAGCTACGTGTAAGCGATGAGAAGCTAAACGAATCACCTGTTATTCAGCGTTACCTTGATGAAGTCACCAATATCCTGTTTCGTGTTCGATATTCTGCGCGTGCTAATTTCGCCAGCCAAGCCAATGAAGGGTATATGAGTATCGGTGCTTTTGGCTCTGGCGGTCTATTCATTGAGGACATGCTTGGTAAGGGCATTCGTTACAAGTCAATGGATTTGGCCAATACCTATTTTTGTGAGAACAATCACGGCATTATTGATACGGTTCATCGGACGTTCAAGTATTCAGCACGCCAGGCTATGCAGCATTTCGGGGAAGAAAAGCTGCCGGCCAAGATCAAGCAAGCCTATGAGAAAGAACCAGACCAAAAGTTTGATTTTCTGCATTGCGTAAAACCTAATGAAGAACGGGTACGTGGCAATAGTGGTTACAAAGGCATGAACTTTGCTTCGTATTATATTGGGGTTGATGACCGGGTAATCATTGAAGAAGGCGGGTATCGCACTTTCCCTTACGCTATGGGTCGTTACATCACGACACCTGGGGAAACATACGGCAGAAGCCCAGCCATGTTGGTTCTTCCAGATATCAAGATGCTGAACGAGATGAAGAAGACCATCATCCGTGGAGCGCATCTGGCCGTTCGACCTCCGTTATTGCTTCAAGAAGACGGAGCATTACAAGCATTTGACTTACGCCCTGATGCTTTGAATTATGGCGGTGTTGACGCTAATGGAAATCCTACCGTTCATCCGCTTAATATTGGTGGTGATCATCGTTTAGGTCTTGATCTAATCGAAGCCCAGCAGCGTGTTATCAATGATGCTTTCCTGGTTACTCTGTTCCAAATATTGGTTGACCAGCCGACTATGACCGCAACTGAAGCGATGTTGCGTGCTCAGGAGAAAGGCGCATTGCTGGCCCCGACTATGGGTAGGCAACAGTCTGAAATGTTAGGGCCGATGATTGAGCGTGAGTTAGATATTCTGGCCTATGCCGGGGCTTTGCCTCCTATGCCTGATGAGCTGCGCGAGATAGGCGGCAATATCGAGGTTGAGTACGTATCCCCATTGAATCGTGCACAACGCGCTGAAGAAGGCGTGGCGATTATGCGGACGTTTGAAGCCATTGCTCCGATGGCGCAGATTGATCCAAGTGTATTGAAAGTCTTCAACGTGAAGAATGCAGCGCGTGAACTGGCTGAAATCAATGGCACACCGGCCAAGGTTATACGTTCAGACGAGGAAATAGCCGAACTGGATGCAGCCGAAGCTCAACAGCAGCAACTTGCCCAGATGTTAGAGGCGGCTCCTATTGCTGCGCAAACAGCAAAGACACTGGCTGAGACGCAACAGATTGCCTCACAAGGCACACCGGCTTACGTGCAATGACCGATAAAACAGAAAAGATTCTGCTTCGACGCATGGCGTATCGCCGCATGTTTTTAGGTGATGACGGAAAATTGACGCAGGACGGCAAGGTTGTGATGGCTGATCTGTCAAAATTTTGTCGCTTGCACACCTCCACCACCGTTGTTTCCAAAATATCGGGGCAAGTTGATCCGCTTGCCTCGTTTCAGGCAGAAGGTCGGCGAGAGGTTATTAACCGCTTGCTCGACCATTTGAATGTAGATGATTCGGATTTATTCCAACTAACTAAAGAGGCCATGTAATGACAGACGCAACAGGGTCAGCACCCGCTGGCAACCCACCAGCAACACCATTAACCCCTTCAACACCAGCAACAGACTGGACATCAACCTTCGACGATTCAACCCGCGGCGTAATTCAGACTAAAGGCTGGAAGTCGCCCGCTGATGTAGTGGGATCATACACAAATCTTGAAAAGCTTTTAGGCGCAGACAAAGCAGGGCGAGCGATTGTCCCCCCTAAAGACGATGCTTCACCAGAAGACTTTGCCGCGTTCTACAATAAGCTGGGCCGACCTGAAACAGCAGACGGTTATAAGTTACCTGTCCCTGACGGTGACCCGGGCGAGTTTGCCAAAACAGCGTCGACCTGGTTCCATGAAGCTGGTTTGAATACCAAGCAGGCTGAAGCACTGGCCGGTAAATGGAACGAATTCCAATCAACCATAGCGGCTAATCAACATGAAGAACTGGCGCAGAAGGCCGAGATTGATATTCAAGAGTTGAAGAAAACATGGGGCGATAAGTTTGAGGCTAATTCAGAGCTGGCACGTCGCGCTATTCGTGAAGCTGGGCTTTCCAGTGAGGAAGCTCAGTCAATTGAACGCGCCCTGGGTGTGAAGAAAGCAGCCGAGGTCTTTTCAAAGCTGGGAAGTCAGTATGCCGAAGCGCCGATGAAAGGCGGTGAAGGGGATGTAGGCGGTAAGTTTGGATTCACTCCGGCTGATGCCAAGTCAAAGATTGCTAACTTGCAGAAGGATGCTGGATGGACTGCCAAATATTTGTCGGGCGATGTAACAGCGCGTCAAGAATTTGACAGACTGCACAAGATAGCCTATCCTGATATCTAAGGTTGTTTCCGGGGAGAAATCCCCGGATCAGTTAAGCCGCAAGGCCCTGTGACAGCATCAAAGATGCCACTTGCTCAATGTGTTTATTGAGAAGAATTCGGCCCCGCAAGGACAAGCCCATTCGAGAAATTATCTTATTAATTTTTCTTGGAGGGGCACTTATGTCCATCAATATTCCTACACATTTTGTGCAGCAATACAGCACAAACATCGATTTGCTGTTACAGCAAAAAGGTTCCAAACTACGTAACGCGGTGACTGTTGGTTCATATACCGGCAAAGCGGCGTCCCCTGTTGACCAGATTGGTGCAATCGAAACCCAACCCGTATCGAGCCGTTTTGCTCCTATGGGTCGCGTTGATGCGCCTACTGATCGTCGTTGGGTTTATCCTTCTGACTATGATCTGCCTCAGTTGATTGATTCGTTCGACAAGCTGCGTTTGATTACCGATCCATCATCTGCCTATGTACAGAATGCTGTACTGGCTGCTGGCCGTCGTTATGACCGCTTGATCTGCTCTGCCTTTACCGGCACTTCAAAGACGGGTGAAGCAGGTGGTACATCCACTATTTTCACTGCGGCTAATGAAGTTGACGTGGCGACGGGTGGCGCAAACTCTAAATTGAACGTGGCAAAACTGCGCGAAGTTAAGCGTTTGATGATGGCTAAACATATCGATTTCGATATGGAAGAAGCCTACATCGGTATTACCGCTGCTGACCATGACGCATTGCTGGGTGATATTCAGGTTGTATCTCGTGACTTCAATGGTGGCCAGGCTGTTCTTAAAGATGGCAAGGTCATGGAATTCATGGGCTTCAAGTTCATTCACTGCGAACTGATCGAAACTGTTCTGGCTGGCACTAATGAAGTGACTCTGCCGGTATGGGTTAAATCAGGTATGCACCTGGGTATGTGGAACGACATCCAGAACTCGGTAGCTGTTCGTGAAGACCTTCAGGGTCGTCCTTGGCAGCTTTACACTCAACTGACCGCTGGCGCAACCCGTCTTCAAGAAGACAAGGTTTACGCGATTGAGTCATACCGCGCATAATAGGGGGAAATAACCATGGCTGTTGATCTTTTAAAATCTGCTGCGCTTACAAACGCAGACGCTACTCCGGTAGTATTTAATAACGCTCGCATTACGCGGGCACCTTTGCAAGAAGCAATCGGAACATTGCAGGCATTGGCTTCGTCTAGCATTGCCTCTATTTTCCGTCTGTGCCGTATTCCGAGTAATGCGCGCATTTCACAGGTTATTTTAAGCTGTGATGCGTTTGACACTACGGGTGCGGGTGATATTGGTATTTACCAAACGGCTGCCAATGGCGGTGCAGTGGTAGATGCTGACTTCTTTGCATCGGCTGTTGTGATGACAACTGCACTTCCTAATACATTGGTTACTCATGAATCCGGTGTGTTCGGTGTTGAAGATGTCGAGAAACCTTTGTGGGAAGCTCTGGGCCTGACCGCTGATCCGATGCGTGATTATGATGTAGCGATCACGTTGACGGCTGCTAACGGTGCTGGCGCAACCCCTGACGTTACTCTGCGCGTTCAGTACACACAGTAATCAATTGGGGGGGTTCGCCTCCCCTTTTTTGAGGTATTCAAAATGGCTGACCGTTTTTTTTCTGTTATTAAAGGCGAACATTTCCCGGTACAAGTGACAGAAGGCGCAAGCACGTCTGCTGAAGCGATTGAATTGCGGGTGAACGATACGATTTACACCAATAAAATGGATGTACTTCTGGGTTTGCGTGCAATCTTGATGTATCTGGAAACCAAAGAAACAAGTCCGATAGCATAACGCCATGGCAAGCCAGGTTGAGATTGCCAATCGCGCCTTGATTAAAGTTGGGGAAGCGCCTATTACTGCGCTTTCCGATAACTTGAAGTCAGCTCGCATAATCAGTGCCATCTGGGACACTGTGCGTGATGCTGAGTTGCGTGCAAGGAACTGGAATTTTTCCATTGCTCGTACTTCATTGGCTGCATTAGTTTCAACCCCTGCCTTTCGTTACACTTATGAATTCCAATTACCTTCTCTCTGTCTGAAAGTGATTCAGGTGGGCGAGTATTATCCCGGCCCGTCCATGTCTGATTATCGCAACGCTCCCGAAGCGCCGTATCAGATTGAAGGCAGAAAGATACTGACCGACTATCCAGCTCCTTTGTACATTCGTTATGTAGAAAGCATTTCCGATACGGGTCAGTGGGATGGCATGTTTGCCTTCACCTTTTGCCGATTGTTCAGCGCAACAGCAAGATTCTGTAACCCCTCACCAATTTGAGCAATACCCGCACCTTTTGTATCAGGCGTAATACGCGAAGTAGCCATGCCTTGATTGGGGACGACTTGCTGATCATAGACAGGTATCTTCATGTGGTCATACCAACATAGTTAGATGCCCCGCCAAGAACAGAATTGACAGCTCCGAAATAACCGGCACGCTTGGCAACTTTACCGGCATAGATTTCAGACTCGGCCTGATTCTTCATACCGGTAGCTTTTAACCCGCTTTCATAACTGATCATCATGGCATCCAGTTCAGCATTGGTGGCTGATTGCTTCATAATGTCGGCAGAGGAGCCACCCGTTCCCGTTCCAGCTTGCGCAAAGGCAGCGGCTTGACTACCTAACACTTCACGCGCTTTGCGTCTCTGGGCTTCTTCTCGTGCGCCGCCTTGCTGGTTTTCAACCTCGGCGCCTTGACGAAGCATGGCGGCATTGAAATCATGCGCTTTCTGCGCGTCCTTGCCCTGTTGGATATTGCCCCATGCTTGTAATCCGGTAGTGCCAGCGATTAACGCGGTCATTTCCATTATCTGATCCTCGCATAAAGGCAAACATCCCTACCGTCCGGGAGGTATTTGCGCGCTAAACCTTCATACTCGAATCCTAACATCTTCATGAGCCTATGACCTTCTTCAAAATTTACATCAACGGTTGCCTCAATTCTGTCTGCCGGGTGCGAATCCACAAACCTTTTAATGGCTTTAAATATCCGTACAAAGTTTTTTCCAGCATCCGCTGAGATTAAAGCCCATGCCATAACACGGCCTTCCCACTTATTCATGACACCGGCACAACCTAAAACTTCATCGCCTTCCAAAGCTGTAAAACAAGGGCCAGCTTTTAATAACGACGCTCCATATTCCGGTTTTAACCTTGGCCCCAGCCACGCCTGAGAAGGCTGCAACGAAAGCGTACGTAAATGATCCGGCTCAAATGGAACAATAATCATCTGTCTTGTGTCGTCACCTGCGGCATAATGGCTACTATTGTAGCTGGTAAAGGTGAATCGTTCACGTACCAAACATAACCTTCTTTCTCATACCCACCAGGCCAGGGCATTTCTTTATCCCCGGTAAAAATAGGCGGAGCTGAATCCATTGGATCACTACCTTCACGGAAAAGAATTTCATCAACTGTTGTCTCACTCGGCCCCATGCTACCGCCCAAGGTGTCCAGCAATCGAACTACCAGCCTATTAATTCGTTTGGTCTTGCCCTGTGCTGTGCCGTCCTGTGCGCCGGCCTCAAGTCTCAACGTAGCGAGTTTGAACGGACAAGGGAGTCCAACTTGAACCACGGACGCCGCAAGCTGTAATGTAATCGCACCGCCGCTGACTGTTCTTTGTGGATGCGTAGCACCATCGGCCAGAATATCCACGGTCTTGCCTTCCAAATGTCTCAACCCTGAAATAGTCGTAGCGGCTGTGCTGTCATACGTCAGCCCACAGTCTACATAGAACGAATCTTCCTGATCATCCCCATTCTCATATTCGGCTTTCATGTATTCAATGTAACGAACGCTATTACCGTTCACTGTCCGGCGAACGATCATCCACAGGTCATCTCTATCATTGGTTGGAGACGGCACACATACAACGGATTCAACAATCCCATCACCACCGATAGTGTGTCTGTGCCAACCACCGAAAGGCGGTTCAGCATATTGTTCACGATTGAAAGTAAACCCTTTCAGCGCCCCATCATTCAATACCACCCAGATGATAGAATGCGGTTCCTTCTGATAGGTCATCTGAACAATAGACTTCCCTTTGCCAACCATGTGCGGGGCCATGATCGACATATCTAAGGACTGATAACCGCCCTTGATTGAGTCATATACAATCTCACGCAACTTTCGGCCTGACCGCTGAACAAATAAAACAGACTCGCCCACGCTCACTGGTTGAACAGCACGTGAACCATACTTTGATGATCGATTGATTGTTACATTACTTGGCCCGAACGGTTCAGAGTCGGTCATTTCTTTACAAACATGCTCACCATTGGCCGTACCGATGACTAAAACCTCACCCGGCACAATGTATTGAATCTTGTTTGACTCATCCGAATCAACGGAGACAGTAACAGCCATATCTGCTGTGACAATACCGGCATCGTCTCTGTCCTGAAAATTGCCATAGTCTCCGGCTACAGAAGCCCAGATTACACGGTCTGTTGCTCGGGCAAAAACAAGACGATTTCTAAAAAAGGTGACATGCGACGGATAGCCGGGAACACTGCCCCATGAGCTTAACGCCCAGCGGGAAGTCGCGTTAGCAATAAGAACGCATTGATTGGGTATCTGTGAAATGACTGTAGCCGTTACAACAGTAGTTGACGTGAAGCCGGTAATCTCTGCCCATCCATAACCCGGATCTTCGAACACCCAAAGCACACCCGTATCACCGTCATAAGCAGAGCCAGAAATAAAGGTAGGCCGGACATTTCCTGTCGTTCCACCAGCCGCTGTGTAGTAAGTCTTGCCATCACTACGACGACGCGCACCGGCCCCTACGACCTTGGCCGTCTCCCACATCGTAATGGCATTGGCTTTTTTCTGTTCAAGATAAATAAGCCTGCCTACATCCGTTGCCGCAAAGGTCGCAGCAGAGGCCGTTATTGTTATCCCCGCCCCTGTCGCGGCTGAAGCGTAAACAGTAGTTGTTTGATCGGGATCATAATCATCAAACGGGCCGCCATCGTAATCAAAGTCATTAATTGTCCATGACGTGGCGCTTATTCGAGATAACTCTTGCGGGGCATAATCGGGATGGCAAATGTAAATAATATCGCCCGATTGAACCATCTGCAAAGCAAATGAACCATCCTCGTTAATCAGATCGGCTACCGCATAAGGGCTGGTCAGCGTATAGACTCGCGCCATCGTTCCACCAGCGGTATAGGCTCCGTAGGTGAGCGTGCTGATATTTGTTCCGTCAATCTCATCCAGCTCGAACGTGTTAGCACCGGCGTTGACATTCGCGACCTTCACGGTTTTACCGTTAAGCTGCGTCATTCCGCCGATCCCTGTCAGGTACATCCAATCACCATTAGCAGGGTCGGCACCGGCATAGGTCAATACGCCTGGGTTGGCTTGGGTAATGCCGGTAATATTTTGGGCAGTCTCAAGTAATGCGCCGTTATCCGTAAAGAACCGAATATACAAATCGCCAAATTCTAAAACATAGGCTTGTTCAGTATTGAATTCAAACCGCGCCAACCATGTACGATTGGCAGATGACTTTACTTCTGTGACAAATTTCGTGCCAGCTCGACGACGACAGGGGCCTTGTACTAAGGGTATCCCGTTCTCCATCCGACGAACGGCGCTGCCATATTTGGCAATATCAATCCGGCCCTCCATCTCCGGGGCAAATTCACCGGCATTAAAAGACGTCTGAATAGGCGAACTTTTCATGCTGCCCGAATCTCCCTTCTTTTACAGAAATAGAATACTGTTTCTGGTCGTACTCCATATATGTCGCCTATAGAACGAAGCGATAGCCCCTGACCTCTAAGTGATTTTATATTTTCCCATTCTGTATAGTGCAATTTTGATGGAACTGTTCCTAATGGCAACGATTTCAGCGATTCTGATATAGATTTTTTTGTTTCATTTGAATGAGGAACGCCAGTCCTATTATGAAATAATCTCAACTGTTTTTTTATTCCATATTTTTTTATTAATGAATCTTTTACTGATTTTCTAATATTTTCTTTCTGCGCATCAGTAAACGTATATCCTAATGTTCCTCCGCCACCTATTGTTCTGTTATATCCATGGCCGGTGTCCGCGAAAGAATTATATTTATTAATATAATATATTTCTCGTTCTTCTATTTCATTGCTTTCAATATCATATTCAATAACTTCCCATAAGAATGAATTCCATCCATATTTCCTTATTGCATGATAAAATGCGCAACCATATCCGTTTAATGCACGAGACTTATGCTGGCATTTTCTAATATCTAATTCCTGATTTGTTGCGCCAATATATATTTTTGAATTAATAACATTCAAAGCTTTGTATATAATTGCCATACATTAAATCCTCGATAATAGCCAGGAGCTATCAGGTATAGCCTCGGGGGGGTTCTCCACTGCATCAGAACGTATGGCCATAGAAATAGCGGCCTTATATTCTTCAGTCGCTAATTGGCGCTTGGTATTGGATTGGGTTAATGGCTCGCAGATTTCCATTGCTAACTTACAGGCAAAGGCTTCTGCAAACGCGGCATCCCATTGACCGGTGTCGGTGATACTTTCAACATATCGAATATACAAAGGGGCAGGGTAATCAGTCAAAATCTTACGCCCTTCAATCTGATAATCAGCTTCAGGAGCGTTCCGATAATCAGACATTGACGGGCCGGGATAATACTCGCCTACCTGGATAACTTTCAGACAGAGAGAAGGCAGTTGGAATTCATAGGTGTAACGAAAAGCAGGCGTTGAAACTAATGCAGCCAATGAAGTACGGGTAATGGAAAAATTCCAGTTCCGTGCACGCAGTTCAGCATCACGCACAGTATCCCAAATGGCACTGATTGTGCGGGCTGATTTCAAGTTATCGGAAAGCGCAGTAATAGTCGCTTCCCCAACTTTAATCAAGGCGCGATTGGCAATCTCAACCTGGCTTGCCATGGCGTTAAGCTATCGGACTTGTTTCTTTGGTTTCCAGATACATCAAGATTGCACGCAAACCCAGAAGTACATCCATTTTATTGGTGTAAATCGTATCGTTCACCCGCAATTCAATCGCTTCAGCAGACGTGCTTGCGCCTTCTGTCACCTGTACCGGAAAATGTTCGCCTTTAATAACAGAAAAAAAACGGTCAGCCATTTTGAATACCTCAAAAAAGGGGAGGCGAACCCCCCCAATTGATTACTGTGTGTACTGAACGCGCAGAGTCACGTCAGGGGTTGCGCCAGCACCGTTAGCAGCCGTCAGCGTGATCGCTACATCATAATCACGCATCGGATCAGCCGTCAGGCCCAGAGCTTCCCACAAAGGTTTCTCGACATCTTCAACACCGAACACACCGGATTCATGAGTAACCAATGTATTAGGAAGTGCAGTTGTCATCACAACAGCCGATGCAAAGAAGTCAGCATCTACCACTGCACCGCCATTGGCAGCCGTTTGGTAAATACCAATATCACCCGCACCCGTAGTGTCAAACGCATCACAGCTTAAAATAACCTGTGAAATGCGCGCATTACTCGGAATACGGCACAGACGGAAAATAGAGGCAATGCTAGACGAAGCCAATGCCTGCAATGTTCCGATTGCTTCTTGCAAAGGTGCCCGCGTAATGCGAGCGTTATTAAATACTACCGGAGTAGCGTCTGCGTTTGTAAGCGCAGCAGATTTTAAAAGATCAACAGCCATGGTTATTTCCCCCTATTATGCGCGGTATGACTCAATCGCGTAAACCTTGTCTTCTTGAAGACGGGTTGCGCCAGCGGTCAGTTGAGTGTAAAGCTGCCAAGGACGACCCTGAAGGTCTTCACGAACAGCTACCGAGTTCTGGATGTCGTTCCACATACCCAGGTGCATACCTGATTTAACCCATACCGGCAGAGTCACTTCATTAGTGCCAGCCAGAACAGTTTCGATCAGTTCGCAGTGAATGAACTTGAAGCCCATGAATTCCATGACCTTGCCATCTTTAAGAACAGCCTGGCCACCATTGAAGTCACGAGATACAACCTGAATATCACCCAGCAATGCGTCATGGTCAGCAGCGGTAATACCGATGTAGGCTTCTTCCATATCGAAATCGATATGTTTAGCCATCATCAAACGCTTAACTTCGCGCAGTTTTGCCACGTTCAATTTAGAGTTTGCGCCACCCGTCGCCACGTCAACTTCATTAGCCGCAGTGAAAATAGTGGATGTACCACCTGCTTCACCCGTCTTTGAAGTGCCGGTAAAGGCAGAGCAGATCAAGCGGTCATAACGACGGCCAGCAGCCAGTACAGCATTCTGTACATAGGCAGATGATGGATCGGTAATCAAACGCAGCTTGTCGAACGAATCAATCAACTGAGGCAGATCATAGTCAGAAGGATAAACCCAACGACGATCAGTAGGCGCATCAACGCGACCCATAGGAGCAAAACGGCTCGATACGGGTTGGGTTTCGATTGCACCAATCTGGTCAACAGGGGACGCCGCTTTGCCGGTATATGAACCAACAGTCACCGCGTTACGTAGTTTGGAACCTTTTTGCTGTAACAGCAAATCGATGTTTGTGCTGTATTGCTGCACAAAATGTGTAGGAATATTGATGGACATAAGTGCCCCTCCAAGAAAAATTAATAAGATAATTTCTCGAATGGGCTTGTCCTTGCGGGGCCGAATTCTTCTCAATAAACACATTGAGCAAGTGGCATCTTTGATGCTGTCACAGGGCCTTGCGGCTTAACTGATCCGGGGATTTCTCCCCGGAAACAACCTTAGATATCAGGATAGGCTATCTTGTGCAGTCTGTCAAATTCTTGACGCGCTGTTACATCGCCCGACAAATATTTGGCAGTCCATCCAGCATCCTTCTGCAAGTTAGCAATCTTTGACTTGGCATCAGCCGGAGTGAATCCAAACTTACCGCCTACATCCCCTTCACCGCCTTTCATCGGCGCTTCGGCATACTGACTTCCCAGCTTTGAAAAGACCTCGGCTGCTTTCTTCACACCCAGGGCGCGTTCAATTGACTGAGCTTCCTCACTGGAAAGCCCAGCTTCACGAATAGCGCGACGTGCCAGCTCTGAATTAGCCTCAAACTTATCGCCCCATGTTTTCTTCAACTCTTGAATATCAATCTCGGCCTTCTGCGCCAGTTCTTCATGTTGATTAGCCGCTATGGTTGATTGGAATTCGTTCCATTTACCGGCCAGTGCTTCAGCCTGCTTGGTATTCAAACCAGCTTCATGGAACCAGGTCGACGCTGTTTTGGCAAACTCGCCCGGGTCACCGTCAGGGACAGGTAACTTATAACCGTCTGCTGTTTCAGGTCGGCCCAGCTTATTGTAGAACGCGGCAAAGTCTTCTGGTGAAGCATCGTCTTTAGGGGGGACAATCGCTCGCCCTGCTTTGTCTGCGCCTAAAAGCTTTTCAAGATTTGTGTATGATCCCACTACATCAGCGGGCGACTTCCAGCCTTTAGTCTGAATTACGCCGCGGGTTGAATCGTCGAAGGTTGATGTCCAGTCTGTTGCTGGTGTTGAAGGGGTTAATGGTGTTGCTGGTGGGTTGCCAGCGGGTGCTGACCCTGTTGCGTCTGTCATTACATGGCCTCTTTAGTTAGTTGGAATAAATCCGAATCATCTACATTCAAATGGTCGAGCAAGCGGTTAATAACCTCTCGCCGACCTTCTGCCTGAAACGAGGCAAGCGGATCAACTTGCCCCGATATTTTGGAAACAACGGTGGTGGAGGTGTGCAAGCGACAAAATTTTGACAGATCAGCCATCACAACCTTGCCGTCCTGCGTCAATTTTCCGTCATCACCTAAAAACATGCGGCGATACGCCATGCGTCGAAGCAGAATCTTTTCTGTTTTATCGGTCATTGCACGTAAGCCGGTGTGCCTTGTGAGGCAATCTGTTGCGTCTCAGCCAGTGTCTTTGCTGTTTGCGCAGCAATAGGAGCCGCCTCTAACATCTGGGCAAGTTGCTGCTGTTGAGCTTCGGCTGCATCCAGTTCGGCTATTTCCTCGTCTGAACGTATAACCTTGGCCGGTGTGCCATTGATTTCAGCCAGTTCACGCGCTGCATTCTTCACGTTGAAGACTTTCAATACACTTGGATCAATCTGCGCCATCGGAGCAATGGCTTCAAACGTCCGCATAATCGCCACGCCTTCTTCAGCGCGTTGTGCACGATTCAATGGGGATACGTACTCAACCTCGATATTGCCGCCTATCTCGCGCAGCTCATCAGGCATAGGAGGCAAAGCCCCGGCATAGGCCAGAATATCTAACTCACGCTCAATCATCGGCCCTAACATTTCAGACTGTTGCCTACCCATAGTCGGGGCCAGCAATGCGCCTTTCTCCTGAGCACGCAACATCGCTTCAGTTGCGGTCATAGTCGGCTGGTCAACCAATATTTGGAACAGAGTAACCAGGAAAGCATCATTGATAACACGCTGCTGGGCTTCGATTAGATCAAGACCTAAACGATGATCACCACCAATATTAAGCGGATGAACGGTAGGATTTCCATTAGCGTCAACACCGCCATAATTCAAAGCATCAGGGCGTAAGTCAAATGCTTGTAATGCTCCGTCTTCTTGAAGCAATAACGGAGGTCGAACGGCCAGATGCGCTCCACGGATGATGGTCTTCTTCATCTCGTTCAGCATCTTGATATCTGGAAGAACCAACATGGCTGGGCTTCTGCCGTATGTTTCCCCAGGTGTCGTGATGTAACGACCCATAGCGTAAGGGAAAGTGCGATACCCGCCTTCTTCAATGATTACCCGGTCATCAACCCCAATATAATACGAAGCAAAGTTCATGCCTTTGTAACCACTATTGCCACGTACCCGTTCTTCATTAGGTTTTACGCAATGCAGAAAATCAAACTTTTGGTCTGGTTCTTTCTCATAGGCTTGCTTGATCTTGGCCGGCAGCTTTTCTTCCCCGAAATGCTGCATAGCCTGGCGTGCTGAATACTTGAACGTCCGATGAACCGTATCAATAATGCCGTGATTGTTCTCACAAAAATAGGTATTGGCCAAATCCATTGACTTGTAACGAATGCCCTTACCAAGCATGTCCTCAATGAATAGACCGCCAGAGCCAAAAGCACCGATACTCATATACCCTTCATTGGCTTGGCTGGCGAAATTAGCACGCGCAGAATATCGAACACGAAACAGGATATTGGTGACTTCATCAAGGTAACGCTGAATAACAGGTGATTCGTTTAGCTTCTCATCGCTTACACGTAGCTTGTGCCATTTCGCGGTACGAGGGGTCAGCATGGATTCCATAGCAGCACTGAATCGAGTCAGGGCCAACGCAGCAGTAGCATCAAACATCTTCTCAGTGCGCTTCTCACCGGGCGTACTATCGTTAGTCAGAAACAATGGATTTGGCCAATACCTATTTTTGTGAGAACAATCACGGCATTATTTATACGGTTCATCGGACGTTCAAGTAT